ATTCAATTCCTTTTGCGCAAATTCTGCAATCCGAATCAATAGCGGCAACTTCGTTCGGATGAATTTGTCGTCCATCTTCATCAATTACGAAAGGCCCTTTAGTTGCATTTCGCACAATCTTGCTTGGCTTGTCAAAACCATTTCGCTTTTCAACGCTGTCAAGCAATACGAATAAATGTGCCATTTTTAAAATCCAATCTTTAAAACCAACAGCCAATTGTACCCAATAAAACAATTATGGAAGTCAACTAGACCAATCTGCAGTTGGCAATGATGTATCAAAGAGACTTTGCTGCTTAACGGCTATATCAAACTCGGACATTTCAGCAATATCTTGACGAGTCACAACTTCATTGATACTGAGCGTGTACCCAAGGTATGAACCAGACATAACCCTGTCTCCCTTGAGAAGCGTTGTGTCGGAGAACTCTTCGCGAAGCGAGCCCTCGTCAATCATTACCTGAAATGATTGTCTTGGGTCAGTTGCCTGCAGGCATGGGTAATCAAGCAAGGCAGAACGAACAACAGTGGTGAGCCTGTCTCGTGCAATTGTTGCTTCCTCTGAGCCAAGCGCCCTGCACCAAATATATGTGCGCATCACATAATCAACCCTGTATAGAGGGTCTGGTCCATCGTAAGCAATTCGCTCAAAGCCAGAGGTATTGATTGCAACAGTGATGATTGTCGGCCACTCATCCAGCGCCAATGGCTCGTATGTCAAATACTTTGCTGGCGTAGGAAGTTCAGTATCGCTGATATTCCAGCCGTTTCTGTAACGAACTACTCTCTGCGGAATGTCAAGTTGCAAATAATTTGAAACATATTGTTTTGCAAACTGGGCACCATGCATTAGCGGGTTATCGTAAATGGCCATCTTAGATAGTTCCGTTCACGACAAAGTCAGCAGCCATTTCAGCAACTTCTTTCGTCCATAATTCTGGAGCAAAAAGAATTTGTCGTTTTGGCATCTTTGTTGTTCCGTATTGGTGAAACTTTGCGTATTCAACATCTGTTGAGTAGGTAGCCCATGTGTCATGCGCGTCAACATCTGGGCCAACTACAGCGACTGAATTAAAAAGCCGACCAGTGCGAACCATTGGTGGCGCGCCAGGAAAATTTATGGCTTTCCATGCGGCATATTTGGGTTGAAGAGGATTCCAACCACCGACTTCAAGTCCGTTTGACAGATAATTGCTTTTTGCGTATTTGCGTAGAGCAAGTCCTGCTTTTTCAAAAACTGGCTTTAAATTACGCGCTCTTTGGCGCATGTCTCTGAGTGATTCCTCTGTCCCCTCAAGGCCTCGCTCGTCAACATCAAGATGGAGATGAATGCCACCCATTAGGAAATCCTATTTCGTCTGTACCGTTTCACCATCATTAATTCTTTTTCCAAGAATCCAGTTTCTGCTACGGCAACACCACGGGGATTAAGGTCCTTAACACCGACAACATCGTCGTGCATGTTTTGCATTTCTCTTGTTGCTGCACGAAGAATCATCAACTTGAACATTGCAATATTTTCGCCGTCAAGACCAGCGGTATATGTGACGGTTACGCGGTCATTTGCATAACCGCGATAGAAGTCAATACCAAAACGGCGAACCGTATAGTCGGAGCCTCTTGCGTCAGCGGTTCCGCTTTGGACATATGTCCCAGCAGTTAGTCCGCTTTGCGTGACCGTAAAAGTTGTTGGAGTAACTGCAGTTATTACTTTCAAGTCAAGATTCAACGCAGCATAAGCCATGTTTTGAATATCTACAGTTTGACCAATAGTGAAGTCATTAGAAGCCGTGTAAACAACAGTAGAACCAGTAACCACTGCGCGAGTGATTGATGCCGTTCTTTTAATCGCCTCACCAAGAAGCAGTCCATCGGTTGAAAGGTTTCCGACGATAACGCTCTTTACGGAAACTACTGGAGAATTTCTTAAGTAAATTGTCGGCGGTGGCGTGCTGTAAGTAAGGATTCCATTCGGGTTGATGTCTGTCTGCTGAAAACCCTCGTTGTAAAAAGTTGAACCGATTGGCAAACCAATATGGTCAGACTCAAGAACATGGACTTCGTCAACAAACTCAATCGGCTCAATCGGGCGACGCAAATATGATTCAAGTTCGCTTTGTAGGCCGTTGAGAATCAGTTCGGCGGCATCTTCCTGACGCAAGGACAAAGAGATATCCATGTATGTCTTAAGTTCAGCAACTGATACAAGCATTTAAATACCCCCATCCAAGAGGCTTGGAGAAGTGGGAATAATTATCCCCGATTACGCCGAGCGCGCAACCTGTCTCGGAGCCGTCGGGCGGCGCGTGCTGCTGCAGATTCGCTCAAAATCTGACGAGCAGTTGCAGTACGGGCGCGACCAACCCGTCGGCGACCCACGGTCTCTCCAGCAAGATTGATGAGTCGGCGAGCGGTGCCAGCACGACCTTCATCGCGACCTTCGTCCTCGTCACCACCAATTTGTGTTCGTAGATTGCAAATCATTGCGACTCCTTCAAAAAGCGATACCAGATTGTAGCACTTTTAAGGACTTTCTAATTTTACCTATCCGAATTTGGCGGAGACTCAATGCTTGGTTGGTCAATTGTTCCAGCAGGTGCTTCAATTGGCACCCATGCCCTAGAGTACTTGTGCTCAGCAATTTTCTTTCGCTTGAGTATCGTTCCGTCCATGAGAATTTGAAGTTCGTCATATTTCATTGACAGCAGCCTGTCAAAGTCTTTTTCTTCGTAAGCACCAGATGCAAGCAACTCTCTAATTATGTCGGAAACCTTGTGCGCCACTAAAGCACCCCTGCCTCGGTTAAGGCGCATGTGCATTACCCTCGCCTCAAGGGAATCGCAATCCACAAATGTCACTGGTACAAGATTGTTGAATTTCTTGCTCATGTGCTTATTATCTTTAACTAGCATCCACCTGTGATATCCATCAATGATTGTGTTTGTTGATTTTTGGACAATAATCGGAGACATGAAGCCGTAATCATAAAGCGAGCCAGATAGGACTAATAGGTCTGGCCTCAGAACATGTGTCGCGCACCATTCTGGCTTATTCAATACCGAAACATCTACAAGTTCAATTTCCATGTAACACCTACTCCTATTGTTGTTGGTTTCCGTCAATGTCTTGTCCATCTTCGCCGAGCCTGAGCGCAAGTTGACGAACCGCATGGACTTTGGTTTTTGGGCCGATAGGACTTGCTGATTCACCGACATCAAGAGAGCCCATAAGCATCGTCCTAATCAATTGATAAATAGTGTAGGACTTTGGGTCAGCCAAGTGCTTTCGTCTGAATTCCGCAACAAAAGATTTTGCTCGTCGGGTTTTGAACTCACCAATCATGTAGTCATCAATGAAGTAACTAGCACCCTCAAAGCCAAGTTTTGCGTAATTGTTGACTAGCGCTTCTATGTCAACCGAGGCCCAATAAAGTCGCTGAGCATCAATGTATGGAAATACTTCTACCAGTCTGTCGTAGAATTCTGGCTCAGTTGCAACAACATCGCCTATACGGCGAATGGCAACTGAGTGCAAAGGTATCCCAACTCTGCTATTACTGTCGGTTATTGCGGCAACATCGTAATAAGAGCAGTACTCAGCATTGTGCTCTTCCGACAAAAATTTGAATACATCATTTGATTGCCAGTCATAAATTACTTTTGCGAACTTTAATGGAATCCCTTTTTTGTTTTTGTACGGTGTAACGATGTAGTTCTCATGCAACTTCTGAACTAGTGAACGGTAGCGAATCATGGATTCATTTGCTCTCACACCAGTAATAAACGCAACACTCCCCTGCTTGCCCTGCATCGTGTAGTAGTCAACTGATTCAGGAAGAGGCTTTGTCGCATCAAGTCCAAAATGCTCAGCCCTAATCGCCCATGATGGCATCGGACGAATCAAGCGACCTTCTTTCTCTCGCTTGCTGCTCCATAGAATTGCTGACTGTCGTTTACCTAGAACCCAAATTTCAGTTCCATATGGAAGGCAATACCACTCCATATCAACCCAGTCGTAATTTCTGACTTTTTCAATATATTCAATGGTTCGTGGGCTAACCATTTCTTCATCGCGGAAAATCACTTTTACTGGGCCAAGCCCTCGCTCTTCGTGCACTTCTTTTGCTAGGTAAAGAACTGCTGACGAATCTTTTCCACCAGAAAACTGAACACATACAGTGTCAAAAGTATCGTAAACATGCCTGATGCGCGCCCGAGCCGCCTCAACGCAGTCCATGTCAAGAAATAGTCGTTGGCGTGTCATTACACCTCGCAGTGTTCGTCAATAAAATTCATTAACCGTTCAGCAGTTGTATTTCCATCTATTGATGGATTACTGCGAAGCCAGCGCACAAAGTTGTACCAACGGCTCTGTTGTTCTGGGGTGTCAAAAACAATCGTGTATTGAACAATCGCTTGCGGTGCGGCGTTTGGCATTGCTGTAGCAGCGCCCTTTACTGCCAGTTCTTTTTGGTCATGCTCTGGACTGGCGACTATTTTTGCTTCTTCGTTTTCATCAACTTTGACCATTGAGCGAAGTTCTTCCTTGTATTCCTCTTGCTGCTGAACAGAAAGCGGATTCACAATTGCTGGAGGAATGTACTCTCCGCCTGTAACAACTTCAACTTCACGCAGTGTCGCTCGCTCATCAATTGCGGCAATTTCAAATTCGTCCCAGCCAAGGTTGTCCCATAAAGTTATGTAGTCATCAGAAACCGTTGACAAAAGATTATTTAGTAAATCATCGTCTGTATAGCCAAGTTCCATGGTTCTGTTATCAGCAAGCGCGTATGCAATTGCCCTCTTGTCATCACCCTCAAGGAAAATACACGCAATCTTGTCCCAGCCCAAACGCTTTGCTGCCTGAAGTTGGTGATTACCAGCAATAACCGTCATTGTCCCATCGTTATTTTTGCGAGCAACAATCGGCTTGACCTGCCCAAACTCTTGGTAGGAAGCAGCGATTGCGTCAATGTCGCCTTTGCGTGGATTGCCCTCAAGTTGCTCAAGGCTGTTGATGTCAACAGCAAGCGATTTAAGTGATTCGTGAATTCCGTTTTTCATACCTGTACTCTCACATTTGCGTTAAGTGTTCGTAATGAGTCCATTGATGTTCTCACTGACAAAAGTTTTTCGCGCTTTGCTTTTACGAGCGCCTCTGCAATTTTATAGTCATAGTCAAAATCGCTCATCTTGTAGTCTGCCCATGCTTCGCGCTCTTTGATTGAACCTTTTGCTGCAAGATACTCTTTTGCCCAATTCGCTTTATAGAGTGCTTCTTTTTTAGCGGCATCCTCAGCAAGTTTTTCAAATGCCTCAGTTTCTTCTTCAAGCATGTCCATGAACCTGAGAATTTCATTCTCAATTTCTATTTGACTGATAGGTCCACTTCTAGCCATGTTATTTGCCCTTTTCTAGTGCACTGAATAGTGGCTCCCAATCTATCTTGGTCAGTGCAGAAAGTTGTTCATCCGACCACTTATATTGAGACTCTCCAAGCCTGGCTAAAACCATTTGCTCAAGGACCCACGCATCACAC